GGTGGTAATAAAACGACCCCGTCCTTTACGTACCTTTCGGCATCAGTCCAGCGTTTCCAATCATCATCCTTAGTGCTAGCACCCAAAATAATGCGAGTGCCCTGCTGTAATGGTCCATCTTTCCCAACATATTCATATGCAGCATTAATAGGGGAAGCATGGTTTTTAGACACAATAATATCCACTTTATCGTCAGGTAGATCGGCTGCTAAAATCTGCCACAACTGCAGGGAATCGTTTGCTGTTATTTCGCGCCCATTCGGAAGTCTACGGCCATTTTTGGTTGGTTTTGAAATGATAACAATGACTTTATCAGAAATTTCTGCATATTGGCGCACCATTGCTAGATGTCCCTTGTGAGGTGGCTTAAATGCACCCGGAACAACAGCAATGTCAGCAATTATATTTGAATAATCCTCATCGTCGACAGGATCATCATCTTCGTCCTCTATTTCTAAATCAATCTCATTAGGATCTTCACCCATCACAGGTAATAGTGGAGGATAAGGATCGCTATCATGTTCGTCACCCATGAAATCTTTTTCCTTTTCGTTAACTTGTCCGGTGAACTTATCACCCTTGTCGATGGCAAAATTAGCGCGACTAAACTCTAATCGGTCCACAAATTTGATGCCATTACCAGCGTGATCTACCGCAACATAACCTTCAGGATTTGTAACTACTAAATCTCCCGAACCATCATCAACAAAATGTTTTGTATTATAAAGAGCATTATTATATTTTTCAATAAAGATATTTTTAGCTTCGAACAAAAGTCGACTTACTTTAAATAAATTAACAATATCTGATTTTTTATTATTAATTAATTCCATTACTCTTTGTGCGTTTTGTGTTGCTCGGTCGCGTCCTTTTTCGCTTTTTAGTTTGTTTATTTTTTTCTGTAATCTATCAGAATACCATTCTATAAAACCACTAAAAGAAGCTTCCGGGTTTTCCAAAAAATTACCAGCCTTTATTTCACTGTTAATATAAATATTTAAAAGTGCTGAGGGTATGTCATTATAATCAATTTCACTGTTTACTGCATCCGATTGGCTTATAAGTTCGCGAACGGTAGACTCTTCCTCATCTGTTAGAGTCACAGTTCCTGTATCATCAGTAAAAAAAGCGTCATCATACCAAACACCCGGGACTCTTTTTAAATTGCTTACATCCGCACCAAAACTAGCTCCACTATCTAAACTATCGTATGTTGTATGGAACACGATTCCAAATTTTGACTTACCTATCTCCTGACCAAGTTCAGAGTTAACCGGAACTGCATAGACTATTGTATTAGGTTTAAATTTGTAGTGTGGTTCTCCATCAATTTCTGCAATGTCGAGCATTTCATCATCAAACATGAAATCTCCCTGCAATATTTTATCTATACCAAGAGAAGGAAGAAATTTCAACCCTTTAGTTAATTTATCAACCAAACCGGGCGCGTGGCCATGGTTTTTGATTATATCTTCTTCTGTATAATTAATTTTAGGTACCTTGTTGAAGATTGATTTGGTTCCAACAAAAAACCTACCATTCTCTGGATTTATACCAGCAAACATGGCAGGTGCACCGTCCCATTTGACTGATGTTTGTACTTTTGAGCGGGTGTTGCCTTTTAGTGTTTCAAGCAGTTCAACCAAAAAAGCTTTTGCCATGCTATAACCTTCTGGTCCTTGAGTCAACACCAGTTCTTCAAGGTGTGTAAGGTGTGTGTTAGCTTTGGCCATTATTCGTCGCCCTTGTTTTCTTCTAACAATTGTAACTTTTCATTGAGGTCCATATTTTCATTTACGATTCTGCGTGCATACTTTCGCACTTCGCGAATGTGCTGCTTTGCAAGCTGGAGTCTTCTTTTTTCCGAGACTGTTCGAGGTTTGAGATTGGAAATTATTTCTTGGAGACCCTGAATATAGGTAAAGATTGTTTTCTCGTCCAGTTCCTCGTTAATTAAAAAATTTCTCCATTGTGAATCTAATGACATACTTGTTCCTTCCGTTATTGTTGTTAATAACAGGTTCTTGATAAACTGATTTCTAAGCTTTTTAAGCTCAATTTTTACCTTTACCTGTCATTTTATCATTATCCTTTTTTATTTTTTAAAGCTTCTTTCAAGACGCGCTTAACGAGTGCTTCAATTTCTTCCTTGGTGAGAGTAGTGTCTTCTCTGACATTGCCGGCTCCAAATGTGTCCTGATCAGCTGCACGCTGTTTCTTTCGTTCGGGAGTATCTGTTTCGGGATCGATCGTCCCATATTTTCCCCACTTGCTCTTTTTCTTTGGCTTTTCTTCTTCTTCTTCTTCCTCATCTAAGCGTCTTCCACCTTCTCTGCGTGCACGATCTGGACGATCAGTCCTCGATTGTTCTTCTAAATCTTCTTCACCTTCTTCGACTACTTCCTCTTCTGCTTCTTCGGTAATCTCTTCTTCGCTCTCTGCTTGTAACTCACCTTCTCCATTAAACTCATTAAATTCCTCTAAGTTATTAAATTTAAATCCCCACGCTTCGGAAATAAGTGTGGTTAATTCTTTGTTTTTCCAATCTTTCATTGACATCTTTTTGTCTCCTTTTTGTAGATGTTCTAAATAAATAGTATTTTTTAGGCTGTCCTCCCAATCGCGGAAGCACATATTTCCAACTTCATATGCTTCTCGTTCCATCTCCCGCATATGATCATCACTTTGGGCATACCCAGGCCCTGCTGCAGTGTGCCCATCTAAATCGCCGCGACAACACTGTGCATGATGAACTAATTCGTGAGAAATAGATCTCATTACATCCTTTGGGTGTCGACCAGTAATATATATGGTGATGCTTTTTTGCTCAAAATCATAGTATGCAGTTTTACCTAAAGGATTTTGTGCGTTTTGATCATCACCTCGCAAGAAGAGCCGGGGAGGTTCACTAAAGCCCATCCTCTCTTGTGCGAAGGGTAAAAATTGTTTGATAAGTGGCGAGATGATATCAATCATCTAAAAATACCTCACTAAGTTCATCAGAATACCAGATATATTCTAAATAGTTTCCAAATGGGTCTTTTACATAAACTCCTATGGTTCCATCACGATGTTTTATAACTTCGCCTTTATCAGTAGGTAAATTTTCTATCTTATCAACCAATAAACCAATATGTTCATGTGGATAATGCTTTTCATCTATTAATGCTATATTTGTGTTATCAACACGTAATCTAATATATTTTGGATCTCTAAAGGTCACTGTGGCCTTAAGGTGCTCCACATACCAAGATTCAGCTTTCTCTAGATCTGATACTTTTATTGCAATATGATCAACTATCAATTTTTAAATCCTTATTTGATTTTGAAACCAGCCGTAGGCTCATTGTGAAGTGTTCCACTTCGATACCCCCACTCATTGGTAGAACTTTTGAGATAGAAACCAACCTGCTAGATCGGATTTCGTTTTTAATGTCCGTAATGACTCCGTAATTTTGAGACCATTCTTGCGCATCTTCGTTCCATATAGACCATTCGACAATATCACCAACAGCAAAGTCGTCCTGATGTAATTCTCCAAATTTGGTTTTCTTATTCATTATAAGAGACAACCCACGAACAAAACCCTTTCAATAAGTAATCATTCATAGTTGAATATGCTTTCTTTTCATCTTGAAATAGACCACCGGAACTTCTTTTCGGTTTTTCAATATTGTCACAATAAAATACTAAAAATGTTTTTTTTGTATAATCCTTACTAAAAAAACGTCTTTTGTTACTCTGCGGCATGCAGTAAATAGATTAATTTTTCTATTTGTTAATATGTTTAGCTAATAAGAGAGAAATTAATGTAACAATTGTTAATTCAAACCCAAAGGTCACATAAAATATCCACGAACCAATAACTAATGACAATGATTTCCAAAAACTATTAAATGAAAATAGCACTAATCAAACCCTAATTCTTCGATTTCGTCACAATCTATCATATAGAGACCGCCCATTTGAGAATAAATTAGACACTTATTGTCAACCGGCGCCCGATCTCCTGAATCTTCCACTAAGTATACACTAATTCCGCGTGGAACTTGAACTATATTTTTATCTGCAGGAGAATAACACCAAATATTACCACGTCCCTTAATGCGATATTCCGGCAACAATTCGCCATCAGTGCTTTCGATTTTGCCTGAGATTTGTTTTATTAATCTTTGTATTAATTCCGCAGAATATTTCTTGCTCATTGTGTGGGTTCTCGTTTTTAAAAAACATCAAGGGCCCACGCTACTGCTATACCCATTATACTTTGAACAACCATAAACATTGTCACAGCCTTTGTTTTGAAGGTTTTTAACTCTTCTATGTTTTCCATAGCCTCCTTCAATTGCGGCGGTGATGCAACATCATCCATTTTTTCTTTCCAAGCTTTTAAATCTTGAACTCTATCTTCTTTTGCTTTTAATTCTGTGAGTTGTTCTTTCACATGTTGCAACTCGGATCGCAATGCTTCAATTCCACCGGCTAAGGTTTCAAGCTGTTGCAAAAT